GGCGATGACAGACACAAGTGGGAACACGGTCACTGATGGGTTCGGAAATCCTGTTCTTACGCGCACAGCCGCACCTAAAGATGATGGCGGCAACGATGACGGCGGTGGTGGCGGTGGTGGCGGCGGTGGCGGTGGCTGCGTAGTCGCAACACATGCAGTCAACTCTGGTGCATTCACGCCAAGTATGAAGCGCGAAGCAGTCGTTTGGTGTATGAACGTTCTGCACGACAAGTGGTGGGGCGAAGCAATCCGCAGAGGCTATCGTCACTTAGGTCGCAAGAAAATCGAGCAAGGCAAAGCGCACGAACATTACCAAGAGTTCCGCGATTACATTGCCTTTGCAAATGGTAAGAAGCGCACACTTAAAGGCGCAATCAACTTCACACTCCGCACTGCGCAGTTCTTTGCAGTCGGTTTAATCAAAAAGGAAGCGTAACATGGGCGCAGCAGCACCAGCACCAACAGTAGCGGCGCAACCAAATGCGCAGCAAGATGCAACATACCAACCTGCCGCAATGGCACCGCAAGCGGGGTTTAACGTAAACCAAGCAGCGGCTGGCGCATTGCAGGGCGCAATCGGCGGAACACAGCAAGCGATGAATGCGCCCTTGCAAGTCGGCGCTTACTTCAATCCATATCAGCAAGAGGTGATTGACCGCACGCAGCAAGACATTGAGCGTCAACGTCAGATGGCTATGAACACGCTAGGCGCACAGGCGACAGCAGCGCGTGCGTTTGGCGGTTCTCGTCAGGGCGTAGCTGAAGGCGTGCTTGCAGGCGAATACGGACGCATGGCAGGCGACATTGCAGCGCAACAGCGTCAAACAGGCTATACCCAAGCAATGGACGCAGCAATGCGAGATCGCGCTGCACGCGCAGGTTACGCAGGTCAACTTGGTGGCTTAGGTCGGCAAGCGTTCCAGACAGGTCAAGCAATTACTCAGGCGCAAGAGCGTCAAGGCCTAATGCAGCAGGCATTGCAGCAGTCGTTAATTGACGCAGCGCGTCAGCAATACGCAGGATATACAGGTGCGCCACAGGCATCACTTGCTGCGCCACTGGCAGCGCTTGGGGTTGTTCCTAATCAATCGACAACAACGGAAACAGTGCAGCGCGGTCTATTCGACTATCTAACATTGCCGTTCATGGCAATGGGTGCGCGCTAGGAGAGAATTATGGCTGAGCAAGACATGCAGAGAATTGGAATGACAGAAGATGATCTTGCAATGCAGGAGCGTCGAGCCAAGCGCAGCGATCAGGCGGCGGTGTTCGCAAGCTGGCTAAACAGTATGCGCATGAAGCCTGATGCGAACTTGCCCGCTCAAATGCAAGCAGCGCAGGAGCGCCGCGCGTCTAACATTCGCAAGAACCGCACGGTCAACATGCTAGAAAGCGCAGGTCAGACTGAGCTTGCCAAGCAGGTTAAGTCAGGCGCAATCACAGGCAAGACTGCAGTTGCGCAGATGTTCCAGCTTGCAGCGGAAGAGCGTCAGGCACAGAGGGCAGCGGCTAACCGCGCTGCGCAAGCTAGGATTTCAAGAGAGGCGGCAGATTTGGCGTTTGAGCGCCAGAAAGAGTTATACGCATATAAGGCTGGGGTTGATGCGCAAAAGCCATCATCGCCACTAACAAGTATGGGCAAATTGAACGCCGACTTATTGGCTGGTCGCATCACACCCGCCCAGTTCGATCAGGCGGTACTTGCTTTAAGCAAGCCCGATACTGTCATTAAAGGTGATGACATGACGCCCTTTGAGGAAGCGGTGGCGAAAAAGCAGGCTGGAACTTTAGAAACCATAACATCTGATGCGTTAAGCGCTCAGTCTGTTCGTGAAAATCTTTCGTTAATGAGTGATATTATATCCAACCCAGATTTCTATAGCGGTTTTGGCGCGGAAACGCTTGTACAGGCGCAGAAAATGGCAAAGATTTTTGGTGCTGATGCGTCTAATGTCAAGAATGCCGAGGCGTTTCAAAAAATTGCGAAAGACAGCGCATTGCAGGCAATGGGCGGGTCGCTTGGCGTTGGTTTTTCAAACGCTGACCGTGAATTTGTTGAGGCAATGGTTCCAAGCATTTCAAACACCAAAGAAGGGAATATGGTTATTATTGCTATGCAGGACAGGCTGCAGCAGCGTAAGATAAAAATTTCCGAGTTGGCAGATCAGTATGCGGCTGAGAATAAAAACCTGACTGGATTTACCGCCTATCTCAAAGATTGGGCGGAGCAAAACCCAATATTTTCAGAGCAAGAAAAAGCAACTTTATTTGGAACTGGAAGTTCTGGATTAGTCACTTCTCTTTCACCAGCAGCAACACAGTTTTTGAAAAAACCTAAATAGGCGGTTAATTATGGCAGACCAAACTTATACGGTTGAAGATTACCGAGAGGCAGCGCAGCGTGCAGTTGACGCTGGAAACTTTGCGGCTGCAGAAGAATTAGCTGCTGCAGGTATTGCGCTGCAAAAAAGTTTGGGTCAGGAGGCTAAGGCCGAAGCCAAGAAGGACCGTGGTTTTTTAGATATGCTGCGGGAAAACATCGTTGGTGAGGGCGAGGTAGACACAGTTGGAGAGCGAGTTGGGGAAGCTATAACTGCTGCTGGCGCAGGCGCGTTGCGTGGTGTGCGCGGTCTGGCTGAGTTACCCGAAATGGCGGCATCACTAGGTAAAGCTGGTTATCAGTATGTAACGGGTCAGGAAGTTGAAGCGTTGCCACAGGAGACCGTTGCGGGAAGTAAAATTAATCAGGCTTATACTGGCTTGGCATCTGCTTTAGGTGCTGATCCATCAGGTATTGAGTTTCGCGGCGAAACAGGAACAGGGCAGTTTGCTGGTAAGGTTGGCGAGTTTCTCCCGTTTGCTGGTCGTCAGGTTGCAAAATATGCACTAGCACCAGTTGTCGCTGGAATGGCTGGTCAAAAAACTGCAGAAACTTTGGGCTACGGTGAAACTGGGCAGATGGTCGGTGAATTGGCTGGTATGGTCTCAGGCCCAGCAGCATTTACATCAGCAGGTCGGGCCGTATCCAGAGGAATATCGCCTTATGGTGGGGCAGATAAGGCACGCTTAGCCTCCGCAGAATTTCTTGAGAGAAAAGGTGTAAAAACGACTGCAGGTCAAAAAATTGGCAGCGAGGGTTTGCGCAGAAAAGAAAGTATGGGACCGCTTGGCGATACTGTTCGTGAAAATCAATTGTCTGATTTTACTGCGGCTGTAATGAAAGAGGTGGGATCAACTTCAAAAACAGCATCGGCTGATGCCTTAGAGGCACTTGAGGGCAAGTGGGGCGGAGCGATGAATGAAGTTATGCGTGGAGTTGAGTTGCGCCCAGATGTGACTGATTTATTTGGATTTTCAGATGCGGCGTCTTATTACAGAAAGGTAAAGCCCACTGGAGTAGATGCTGATCAGGCTGGTGATTTGTTTGCAAGAATTAACAAAGCTGCGATTAGAGCGGCAAAAAGTGATCGTGGATTTGATATGGATGAGTTTCAATCATTCCGCAGGCAGCTAAGTAAACTTACAGTAAGTAGTGATAAAGGTATTAAAGACAGCGCAATACAGGCTCTTACTGTTATAGACGGAATGATGGATAAAACTTTAACAGGCTTAGGCCGCGCAGATGACATAAAGAAACTGAATGAAGCTAGATCAAAGTATCGTGATTATTTAGCAATTCGTGACAGTGTAACCAAGGGCGGTGAAGCCGCCGCGGCGGGATTAATAACCCCTTCAGCACTTGGATCAGCAATGCGGCGGCAGGGAAGTAAGTCATTTGTTATGGAAAGACGTGGCGATTTAGGCAAGCTGGCTAAAACAGGCGAAGAGGTTGCGGTATTCCCTAAGCAGTCTGGCACAGGTCGTGACATCAAGGCGTTTGCTGGTCAGATGTTGCGGGGTGGCGCATCTGGCTCTGCAGCGGGCTACATTGGAACCCAGTTTGGCATACCATTTGAGGTTGGTGCAGCTCTTGGGGCATTGGGACCGATCACATTAGAGCGCTTAATGATGACAAAATCTGGTCAAAAATACCTTGTAAATCAGCTAGTTAAAACATCAGGCGGCGCAGTAGATGAAAACCTTGCACGATCTGTAGTTGCTGGAATAGCGCAACAAATGCCATCACAGGAGCAATAACATGCAGCCAAAAGCAAAAGACACACGCGAGATTGAAGGTATCCTGCAAGACGCAATTGCGCAGGCTGTAGACTTTGTTGAGAGCGAAATCACGCAAGACCGCATCAAGGCCCAGCGTTATTTCGACGGTGAAGTAGACATTGGCTATGAGGATGGTCGCAGCAAGGTAGTTGCAACAAAAGTGCGCGACACAATCCGCGCAGTCAAGCCAAGCCTAATGCGTGTGTTTATGTCCACTGCAAAACCTGTTGAGTTTGTCCCACGCGGGCCAGAGGATGTTGCCCTAGCAGAGCAAGCAACAGAATACATGCATTACGTGTTCAACCAAAACGATGGCTACCGTGTGCTGAATGATGCATTCCACGATGCTCTTGTAAAGAAAACGGGCATTGTAAAAGCATACTGGGAAACCAAGTATCGCGCAGAGATATTCACGTATGACAACCTGACAGACGAAGAATACACGATGATTGTCTCTGATGATGATGTGACAATCCTTGAGCATACGTCCATATCATCTGTTAGCGTAGATGAGTTTGGCACAGAGGTTGAGCTTCCAACGCATGACCTAAAGATCAGCAGACAAATGCCAGAAGGTAAGATGCGCTTTGAGAGCGTACCGCCTGAAGAGTTCTTCATTAACTCACAAGCGCGCAACATTGATGAGGCTTATGTTGTAGCGCACCGCACAGAGATGCGCGTAGGTGAGCTTGTAGAGATGGGCTATGACTTTGAGGACGTGTATGACCTAGATAGCCTATATGGCGCATCAGACATATCTGAGGCTGAAACTATAGAGCGTCAGGGCTACAGCCAAGATGACTACGAGGATCAATCAGGCGATCCAGCAATGCGTAACGTGGCGATCACAGAAGCCTATATGAAGATTGACGTGGATGGCACAGGCGTACCAGTTCTGCATCGTTTTATCTGCGGCGGCAGTAACTACAAACTGCTAGACTTTGAGCCAATCGACAACATTCCATTTGCTGTGTTCGAGGTTGACCCAGAACCACACACATTCTACGGACGTTCTCTTGCAGAGATTGTTATGGACGATCAGGATGCAAGCACAGCAATCCTGCGTGGTGTATTAGACAACGTAGCCATGACGAACAACCCGCGCATTGGTATCGTGGATGGCGCAGTCAATATTGATGATGTTCTGAATAACGAGATTGGCGCAATCGTGCGCATGCGTCAGGCAGGCTCAGTGCAAGAGCTAACAGTGCCATTTACTGCAGGTCAGACGTTAGGCGCACTGACGTACATGGATCAGCTTGTAGAGAACAAAACAGGCGTATCGCGTGCATCAATGGGGTTAGACCCAGACGCAATGCAATCCACAACCAAGGCTGCAGTTCAAGCAACGATCCAAGCGCAAGCTGGTCAGGTTGAAGTTATGGTGCGCAATCTTGCCGATGGCATGAAAAACCTATTTAAGATCATGCTTCACCTGCACGTAAAGCACTCTGACGAAGAGCAAATGATGCGTATGAACGGGCGCTTTATCCCTGTTGATCCTAGCGTCTGGAATGCTGATATGGATGTATCTATCAACGTAGGCT